TAGCGCGTCTACCAATTCCGCCACCTTCGCCCAGTGCGAGCAATATCAACGTGGTTTTTGGTGCGAGGGGGGGGACTTGAACCCCCACGTCCGTAAGGACACTAACACCTGAAGCTAGCGCGTCTACCAATTCCGCCACCTTCGCATACCATCAATTCTTAAAAAGAATTGCTACCACGGAGGCGCATTCTAGTGGTTTTCAGCTTTTCGTCAATAGTTAATTATCGACAGAGGTGTAATTGCTGGAAAAATGTCCATCAGGAAACTAGCGTGCAGGTTTTGTAGGTCGGATAAGGCGTTCACGCCGCATCCGACACGGTATTGGGGTGCAGATGCCAGATGCGACGCTGGCGCGCCTTATCTGGCCTACGAAGGGCTAACGTACAGGTTTTGTCGGTCAGATAAGACGTGTACGCCGCATCCGACACGGTATGCGGCGACAGATATCAGATACTTAACCTTTCTTCGCCTGGCGGGTCATAATGGCGCGATACACCTTGAAGCGCCCGGTTTGCGCGATAACTTCATGGAAGCCAAATGTCTCATCCAGCACGTCCGGATAAGGCAGGAAGGCGTTCGCTACAATTCGCAGCTCGCCGCCGCTATTAAGATGACGCACCGCGCCGCGAATCAGCGTTTGCGCCGCATCCAGGTTGGTTTGCATCCCATCGTGGAACGGCGGGTTGGAGATGATCATATCAAAACGACCTTTCACCTCGGAAAAGACGTTGCTGGCAAAGACTTCACCTTCAACACCGTTGGCCGCAAGTGTTGCGCGGCTGGCTTCTACCGCCGGGGCAGAGACATCGCACAAGGTGAGACGAATTTTCGGCGAATGGCGCGCAAAGGCAACTGAAAGTACACCCGCGCCACAGCCGACATCCAGCACTTTACCTTTCGTGTGCGGAGTTAACGTTGAGAGCAGCAACTGGCTACCGACATCCAGACCGTCGCGGCTAAACACGCCAGGCAGCGTTTTGACCGTCAGGCCATCGACGCTGTATTCGCCCCAGAATTTATCCGCATCAAATACTGGCTGTTTTTCCAGACGACCAAAATAGAGGCCACAGCGACGAGCGCTGTCGACTTTATTCAACGGCGCATAATCTGCCAGCATCTGCTCAGCGCTGCGCACGCCGCTGCGGTTCTCGCCAACGACAAAAATATCTGTCCCCACTGGCAGCAGAGAAAGTAAATTCATCAACTGGAACTGGGCTTCCGGTTTGTTCTTCGGCCAGTAGTAAATCAGCGTATCGCAATCTGCGACGTCATCCGCCGTGGCGACCAGACTAAAACGGGCGTTATCCCCCATCTGGCGGCTTAACACCTGCCAATGGTGGAATTGCTGGGTATGAGCACGGCTGGCCGCGGTATCTAAACGCGCGGGCAGGTCATCCTGTAAGTCTCCGGCAAACAGAATACGGCTTTGTTCGAAATCATCACTGTGACGCAGCAAGACTTCACTTGCCGGGGTAAATGCAGACATGGAATGCTCCTCAATTGATACTGGCGGCGATTATAGCCATATGTTGGCGCGGTATCGACGAATTTGCTATATTTGCGCCCCTGACAACAGGAGCGATTCGCTATGACATCCCGACGAGACTGGCAGTTACAGCAACTGGGCATTACCCAGTGGTCGCTGCGTCGCCCTGGCGCGTTGCAGGGGGAGATTGCCATTGCGATCCCGGCACACGTCCGTCTGGTGATGGTGGCAAACGATCTTCCCGCCCTGACTGATCCTTTAGTGAGCGATGTTCTGCGCGCATTAACCGTCAGCCCCGATCAAGTGCTGCAACTGACGCCAGAAAAAATCGCGATGCTGCCGCAAGGCAGTCGCTGCAACAGCTGGCGGTTGGGTACTGACGAACCGCTATCACTGGAAGGCGCTCAGGTGGCATCACCGGCGCTCACCGATTTACGGGCAAACCCAACGGCACGCGCCGCGTTATGGCAACAAATTTGCACATATGAACACGATTTCTTCCCTCGAAACGACTGATTTACCAGCGGCTTACCACATTGAACAACGCGCCCACGCTTTTCCGTGGAGTGAAAAAACCTTTGCCAGCAACCAGGGCGAGCGTTATCTCAACTTTCAGTTAACGCAAAACGGCAAAATGGCGGCGTTTGCGATTACGCAAGTGGTGCTGGATGAAGCTACATTGTTCAATATTGCGGTCGATCCTGACTATCAGCGTCAGGGATTGGGAAGGGCGCTGCTGGAACATCTGATCGACGAACTGGAAAAACGCGGAGTGGCGACACTATGGCTGGAAGTCCGTGCTTCAAACGCTGCCGCCATTGCCCTGTACGAAAGTTTAGGCTTTAACGAGGCGACGATTCGCCGCAATTACTACCCCACCACGGACGGTCGCGAAGACGCCATCATCATGGCGTTGCCAATCAGTATGTAAGACAAGGTGGAATAATGAAGTGGGACTGGATTTTCTTTGATGCCGATGAAACGCTGTTTACCTTTGACTCATTCACCGGCCTGCAGCGGATGTTTCTTGATTACAGCGTCACCTTTACCGCTGAAGATTTTCAGGACTATCAGGCCGTTAACAAGCCACTGTGGGTGGATTATCAAAACGGCGCGATCACTTCATTACAGCTTCAGCACGGGCGGTTTGAGAGCTGGGCCGAACGGCTGAAAGTTGAAGCAGGCTTGCTTAACGATGCCTTTATTAATGCGATGGCGGAAATCTGTACGCCGTTGCCGGGCGCGGTTTCTCTGCTTAACGCCATTCGTGGCAACGCTAAAATCGGCATCATCACCAACGGTTTTAGCGCCTTGCAGCAAGTGCGTCTGGAACGGACGGGCCTGCGTGATTACTTCGATTTGCTGGTGATTTCCGAAGAAGTTGGCGTTGCTAAACCGAATAAGAAAATTTTCGATTATGCGCTGGAACAGGCGGGCAATCCTGACCGTTCACGCGTGCTGATGGTTGGCGACACTGCCGAGTCCGATATTCTCGGTGGCATCAACGCCGGGCTTGCGACCTGCTGGCTGAATGCACACCATCGCGAGCAACCAGAAGGCATCGCGCCCACCTGGACCGTTTCTTCGTTGCACGAACTGGAGCAGCTCCTGTGTAAACACTGATTGCCTCCCCCCCGTTGATGGGTAAAATAGCCGCAATTTTTCGTTTTCAACAAGCGCGGCGCGATGCCGCTTACTCAAGAAGAAAGAATTATGACGTTGTCTCCTTATTTGCAAGAGGTGGCGAAGCGCCGCACTTTTGCCATTATTTCTCACCCCAATAATTAAGCCCAAATTAAAGCTCTTTTACTCTTTCAAAATCCTTTCAGTTAATTGAGTTTTGGTCATATAAATCATTTAAATACATATATTTGTGTGACTTTTTAATTGAAGATTCTTTCATGTAACTTTAAATCGATCAGGTTGCTTTCATCAAAAATCTGTACATATGCTTGTACATAATGTACAAAGCAGCAGAGGTGTTTTGCGATTTGTACAAGGTGAGTAATGGCGCTGTCTGATGCGTGGTTGCGTTCAGTCGTTGGAAAGGAACGTGATAAGGTTTTGGTTAAATCCGATCGTGATGGTCTGTCTGTCAGAGTATCACCGAAAGGTCGCGTAGTGTTCCAATATCGTTATCAATGGGCAGGGAAAGGTGAGCGTCTTGATATCGGAACTTACCCGGCAACTGGATTAAAAGAGGCCAGAGAAGAAGTTATCCGTCTCCGTGGTGAACTCGAGTCAAACCGTAATCCACGATTGGTCAAGCAGGCTGAAAAACGAAAAGCTACTGAAGCCATGACGGTAGAGTCTGTGATCCGTGCCTGGTATGAAGCATATTGTGTAAAAAATAAAAAGGGTTCTGAACAGATACTCCGCTCGTTTGAGTTGCACCTGTTCTCTAAAATCGGGAATATCCCTCACGATGCAGCTACATTGCATGATTGGTTAGAAGTCCTGGAGCCTCTTAGCACTAAGGCTCCAGCAATAGCAGACCGATTACTAATTAACGCAAAGCAGGCCCATGTCTGGGCGTATAAGAGAAAGCTCATTGAAACTCGCCCGCTGTCGGATATCACGGGTAAAGATATGGATATCCGTAAAGGTCAGAAGAAACGGTTTCTGACACATGATGAAATTAAAATCCTTTATGCTGCGATCGATGGTTCTCGAATGGTTCCTAAATACCGGGCCTTCATTAAACTATTGCTGCATTTTGGCTGCCGTAGTTCAGAGCTAATTACCGCCAGGGTGGACGATTTTGATTTCATTAATAAGGTATGGACTGTACCGCCAGAACGACATAAGACAGGGGAGATAACAGGCGAACCACTAAAGCGGCCCATTATTGAACCGGTTGAAGAGCTTATAAAATACGTTATCTCTATGAACAACGGTTCCGATATGCTTTTTACTAAGGAAGGAAGCAGGGAGCCAGTTGGTCGGACATCATTGCAGTCGCTGCCTTACAATTTAATGCAGTTCGCATGGCGACGTTTGGGGTATCAATTCCCTCATTGGTCTCTTCATGATTTGAGGCGAACAGCACGAACAAACTTTTCTGATCTTACTGCGCCTCATATTGCAGAAATTATGCTTGGTCATAAGCTGCCAGGGGTATGGCAGGTTTATGACAAGAGCGATTATCTAGAAGAACAGCGTAAAGCCTACCAGGTATGGTGGGAGAGGGTTGAATCGCTCGTTACTTGTCCTAGTTCAGATTCCAGTTGACAATTTGCGCAGCCAGAACGCAATAAAATATGACTATTGGCGTTGAGCAGTGAGCTTAACGGAGAGATACAACTTACAGCGCAAAGTGTATATTTAATGTTTAGAAAACGTACGGTTTAAGTTACGAAATGTAAAGTAAAGATGATTGGTTACGATTTAACACACTCCGTTACTTGATATTATTTTTGCATATGTCCTTTCTTTTTGGTTAAAAATAACGATGTGCACGGAAGCGTAATCAATGTGGAAAATGCTAGCTCAGAACTACTAGATGTGGCTTATCTGTATAATCGGGTGATAATGGACAGAATCACTGTTCTGTCCCATGGGAAGAGTGGCACTGAATCTGTTGTTGATGTGCGCCAGTTTGGTTATTTTTTGTGATGCGTTTCCCACTCGCGGATGGCAAATGTATCCATCATTCCAGAGATGTAGTCGACAATTGCACGTTTTTTAAGTTCTTGATAAATAGGCTCTATTTTATTTGGGAGCGTTCTATACAGTTGAGGGGATATGAATTCTATGTTATCTCTATAATTATAAAAATTAAATAAATCTTCGATGATAATGTTTCCTTTGTGCTCATAACTTTTAATATCTCTTTTTCGCATGATGACTTTAAATACGATATCTTTAAGGCCTGCAGACAGATTTTTTGTAGTGCTAAATCCAAGTTGCTTGAATCCATTTTCACTTTGAATAACAGTAATATCATTAACAAGCGCATTAACAATGTTGGATGTCAATTCCTTTCTGAATATTATGGCGAACTCTTCAGATGAATTGAGTCTTGATGCTCTCGAAGCTGTATATTTAGATTTTTCAATGATTGTATTTAATAAATCAATTGAGTCTTTGTACTTGGATATCCCAAACTCATAAAAAATATCTTCAATACTGACCATGCTACGGCTTAGTGCATCTTCAAGGTCATGCGCGGCATATGCAATTTCGTCTGACAGATCCATTATCTGTGCATCAATGGTCTTCTCGCCAGTCTGCAAATCTAATTCATATCTATTTACCAATTCTGTGTAGTATTTATAGTCATCATTATAAAGATATTTTTTTCTGCCGTTTTCCTTTTTATAAGGATATTTAACGACGGAGAGAATGGCACGGTGGGTAAGGTTGAGACCGGGGCAATTTGGATGCTTTATCTCGAGACTTCTGAGTATTCTAAGTGCCTGTGCATTGCCTTCGTAGCCGCCGAAATCATTAGCAATATCGTTTAGCTTTTTTTCACCGGAATGACCAAACGGAGGGTTGCCAATATCGTGAGCAAGTGCAGCCAGTTCTGCTACAACAGGATGTTCAAGTTCTAGTTCGGATGCGATGCTTCGGGCTATCTGGGCAACTTCTAGGCTATGAGTCAGTCTATTACGGTTAAATTTTTGAGGATCGACTTCAAAGAGCTGCATTTTCCCCTGTAACCGGCGGAACGAAGAGGAATAAAGAATACGCGCATAGTCTCGTTCAAATTCGTTTCTTTTTCTTGTATCTTCACTCGATTGAGCATGCTCCCTGTAAAAAGAAAGTTTGTTGCACAGCATTTTTTCTTTTTCTTTTGCAAAAATTTTAACTTCATTATCAATCATTTATGCCTCTCATAAAAACAGGTAAAGGTGATTTCTTATCTTACTGGTTTTTATGAGTTTGAAAAGATTTAGACAAAAATTACTGATTTGAAGTTTAAAAGAACTTTATATGAACAGCGCATCGTTTTGGTTATTTATGGCTAAGACAAGTCGCTGCGGCAATGTCCGCTTCAACACAAAGCGGACAGTCTGATTGCTATGTTTGGCTATGTGCTATAGGATGTGTCATCTCATATCTGAGCTGCTTCACATTCCTCAATAACTCCGGCAAATTTGTAAATCTTACGTGATGCCCATTTATTTGGGCAGGATTTAATATCAGGATCTGGAAAGTCTGGCCTGTATTTCTGGCCAGTTCTCCTGTTTACACTGTTCCAGCGAAGAACGGTCGATACTGAAACGCCACAGAAGTCGGCGACTTGTTTAGTTGTCATTAAGTTGTTCATTACTTCACCTCCTGCGGTGGCTCCGGTAGCGTCATCCAGTGGGTTACTTTCGATGCCGGTTCTTCCCCATCGTCAGTAATTGCCCACCATTTGTTTCTCGACCAATCGTAATACCCTTCGAAGGTATCGCACTCAGTCCAGCCGTAAGACTTCCCCCAACACCAAACATACTGTTTATCGTTCGGCATTCGCTCACTACAGCTTATCCAACCATCCGGAGTTACCGGAGAGTTACCCGACAGCTCGTTCAACTTGTAAGTCTGGCTTACAGGTTCGGCACCATGAAGCATGGCGGCGCGGCAGGCGTTCCAGCCTTCATCAAAACCGACTATGCCATTATTTAAAGATGGACGAACATCTGGCACCACCGGCACTGGCTTGGCTATATATAGCGGCTGAACATACCAGCCCTTTGATAACCAACTGTCAGCAATGTTTTTACTCCGTGTTATTGCCGGAATACCTAAGCCATTGTCTGAATGCAGCCATGCCACCGGTTCTGCTTCCAGCGATACCAAAGCAATTTCATAAGCACGGCGCTCAATATTGTCTCGCACATCCAGACTGCCTATACGCTCTTTGATTTCTTTAATCAGTTCTTTGTCGGTAAATGTGGTCATTATGCCCCTGCCTCCGGTGCCTTTGGTATTACTGCCCAGTGAGTGATATTGACGTTTTCAAGATCCCCGACCTGAAATGTCCACTGCCATTCTCCGGTTTCCTTTTGTCCCCAGGTGTACCAGAGAGAACGCCAGCCAATCAGCCAGCCTTCTCCGTTAGCATCAAATAACAGAACACTTTCATTTGCAGGTGGCAATTCAGCTGACACTGGTATTATTTTGTTTTCCAGTGCCGCACATTTAGCTTCAAGCGCATCGAATTTACGTACCAGGTACTCAGCATTTGTTTCATTCACTTTCAGATCTCGCGGTACACATTTCCCGCGAAGAAACCCTTCCATTTCGAAAACATTCATGCGCATTTGCGTAACTCCGATAACTCGTTAAAACGTTCCATAAACATCCCGTAGGCATGGCCTGGTGACAGTGGAATAACTTTGAACATCTCTGTCGCCGGGATACCTTCCAGTACAGGCCAGAAAGAGCCATCATCAAGCCCGAGATCGCGGCGTTCGGTTGCCAGCATAATGAGATCGGCATATTTCACTGGCGTGCTCATAACAGGAGGTAACCCGTATTTCTCACGGATTACGGCGTCTATTTTTTCTTCCATCCGTTTATAGTCAGGAAGAAGGCGTTTCAGTGGTGCGGGGATGTCCTGGCAATATGCTTCTGTTGCATCATGCATTAACGCTTCAAAAGCAAACTCCTGCGGTACCAGCTGGCTGCAAAGCACCGCATGTTGGGCGACGCTGTAGAAGTGTGAAAGATGGCCGGCAAAGCGACAGATATTTGAAAGGGAAACCGCGATATCGTTAATATCGATGTTGTCTTTATTTATCCTGTCATAATAAAAATGTTTCCCGGAAAAAGTTTTAATAAATGACATATTGTTCTCCACGTTATATGCGCTGCACCGCGCTGAATTTTGGTTAAAGAAAACCCTCGCCGTCAGGCGATTATTGAGTTAATTACGTTTCCATAAATGCCCCCGCAGGGGCATTTGCAGTAATGAAATCAGGCGGTGAAAGTACCAATAAAGGTTTCTACTTTGCTGTCTTTGAATTTCTCAACAAGCAGATCACGAAATTCGTTAGCCATTTCTTCCTGCACCGCTTCCAGCTGAATAATGCGCAGAACCAGTACAGGACGATCGCCAGTGATAATGCTGAGGCGTAATTTAAACGGACGTTCTTTCAGACCTTCAAACGGAACGCATTTAAATTCAAATGCCACTGGCATAATGTCTTTGGTCTTCGCTTCGACAGACTCCATCAGAGAGCGTTTGCCGCTGAAGTCATTGTCTTCAAAATCAGCGGTCTGGTTTGCTTCAATTGTGATTTTACGGACTGCCGCAGCTGCTTTTGTTGCCTGAATGGCGTCACCATTAGCATCAAAGCCCACAAGGTAGTCGGCCCAGTCTTCAATCCATTCTGCCAGTGACTTCTGGGAGTTACGCTCGCCATTAACAGACAACAGAGCAGAGAACGGGGCTGTCTTTTTCAGTTTGAGAGTGGCGGTGTTATCTGCATGACCAGGTTCATCAATAGTGCCCAGGTTAAGCACACTGACGGCTCGCATATTATCGGCATCGATAAAGCAGCGGGTGCCTTCATCTGCAAGATCTTTAGAATAACGGGTAAAGTCATCGATGCTGGCAGTGGAAAGCGCGCCACGGAAACGGAAGCGATTTAAATTAAATTTTTCCAGATCATGAATGCGGAAATTCTCAGGCAATGCCACAGCATCGGCACCAATCTTACTGATAATTTCATTAACACCCTGAGCAGAAATAAGGGCATGGATTTGATTAATTGCGGTTGCGTCTAAGTTCTGAGACATAATAAATCCTCACTATATAAAAATATTCAGTGATGAGATAAATAATCAGTTTATTAAAAACGATATTAATGACCTGCTGCGCGGAGTTTTCCGTCAGGTTCACCGGCAAGAGTCAGTAATTGCCCCTGGTCTTCCTGCAGAATAGTCAGGCGACCACCGCGATTGACATACATCGGCGTTTCGGTGGTGTCTTCTTCGGAAATTTTCCCGCGGTTAGTCGGGCGAACATATGAGAGTTTGTGTTTGATTTTCACACGGTTCTCATCAAACGGTTCGATTTCCAGGTTGAGCGAGACCTTACCTTTGGTTTTCGTGTTCATCACACCGGAAGCGACTTCACTGAGAACTGCGCCGATTTTGGTTTCAAATACGCCGCCGTCCAGCTCCCCGATAAATGCCTGCACATCAGTACTGCGTTCGCTAGCCATTTTGTTGCTCCTCATCATATCGCCCCTGCAAGGCCGATTAGTTTCTCCACAAAACAGAGAAGAACACCTGCGGTGGCAGCCGCCCGGATGGATTGGGTTATGAGCCCGTCGTCCGGTGATGCTCTTCTCTGTTTTGTAAAAAGAGCGGTACCAGCCGGAAGCAAGTGTACAAACTGGTACCGCCAAAGCAGTGGCTGTTGTGGTGACCGGTGCTGATCTCCGGCTTGCGGTTATTTCAGACTCTCACGGGCGTTTAATTGCCCCGCCGAACAGCTCTTTTCCGCAATAGCTGCAATGTCTTTCGCGCATCAGCCTGCGCATTCACCACAACGCTGAGAGCACTTAGCCAGTTACGGCACCACACTTTGTCGCGGTTCCATAAATGCCCTCATCGTTGCACCCTGGTCTCTTCCCAGGCGTCAAACCGAATCGCCACGCTGGTTAGGCGTCTTATCAGCATCATCATTGACTTGCACATTCCGGCTACCTGGTTTGTTTGCTCGAGCAAGGAGTGGATTGTCCCCTTTAACGTCACCAGACCGCTAACGACGCATGTGCCATACGCCGTATTACAACCAAATTTTGTTAGTACCTTGTTTGTTGGTCTGGAAAGAAAGATAAAATGAAGTTGCGCATTATGCAAGTGTTTTATTGCGAGATGTGCAATTTTATGGGAAATGAAAAGCCACCTTTGGGTGGCTAATTGATGAGGAGGTAAGGGTTAATTGTGTCGCTTAAGGGTTTGTGACTGGCTGATTAAGACCTTTCCAAAGACCATAAACCGGTGTTCATTTTCGCTGGTAATTCCCCATTCACGGTAAATCTGGTTATCAGAAATCACCAGTAGTTTGTCAGGTATCATTTGCAGTCGTTTGACATAAATTTTATCATCAAAACCAAATACATAGATACCATCTCCATCAAACTGATTGATACTGACATCAACGAAGATGAGATCTCCTGGCTCAATGGTTGGACACATACTGTCCCCACGAACGTTGATAACTTTAATGTGATTGGCTGGTCGTCCGCCAAACATCGATACAGCATTATCAGTTCTGTATTCAATGGCATGAATCACATCAATGACATCACCGCCCTGGATAAGGCCATTTCCCGCACTGGCACTGACATCCAGCATTTCAATACGGAATACATCCTTCACCTGCGCAACATCCTCACTAATACTGTTTTTACATACAGTATTACTTTTGAAGTCTGAGGTAAAGAGATCAGCAATATCAACACCTAAGCTCCTGGCAATATTACTCAGGGCTTGTTCAGTGAATTGTTTCTGCTTACCTGTTTCCAGGCGCGAGATATTCGCCGCATCCACTCCTATTGCTTCAGCGAGATCGGCGATTTTCATGTTCTTCGCCTGGCGAAGTTGTCTGACTCGATTTCCTATGTTCATGCGTTTATTACATTTCTTTATTGCGCGTTAAGCAAATCAACTTGCGCAAAATATTTGCGTGAAATAATATGCTCATCACGCAATATGTGGAGGTTATATGCAATCACCATTACGAAATGTGCGTAAGGCGCACGGGCTTACTTTGCAGCATGTTGCTGCGGGCGTTCAGGTTAATCCAGCAACGCTGAGTCGTATTGAGAGACTGGAACAAATTCCATCTATCGATCTTGCAGAGCGTCTGGCCAATTTTTTTAAGGGAGAAATCAGCGAAATGCAGATTCTCTATCCTGCACGCTTTCAATCTAGTCAAAACCGGAATGAGTTAAAACCACAGGAACAGGAGGTAAGCCGTGGGTAAGCATCACTGGAAAGTGGAAAAACAACCTGAGTGGTACGTGAAAGCTATCAGAAAAACTATCGCGGCATTGCCAGGTGGTTACGCTGAAGCTGCTGACTGGCTGGATGTAACAGAGAACGCATTATTTAACCGCCTTCGTGCCGATGGCGATCAGTTTTTTCCGTTGGGATGGGCAATGGTTTTACAGCGTGCGGCTGGTACTCACCACATTGCGGATGCTGTCGCACAGTCTGCTGGTGGGGTGTTTGTATCACTTCCAGAAATTGAGGAAGTAGAGAACGTTGATATCAACCAACGTCTACTGGAAGTTATTGAACAGATCGGGAGTTACTCAAAGCAGATTCGTTCGGCAATCGAAGACGGGATAGTGGAGCCACATGAGCAGACAGCAATTAATGATGAGTTGTATCTGTCGATTTCGAAGCTCCAGGAACATGCGGCACTGGTCTACAAAATTTTCTGCGTTCCAGAAAAGAGTGACGCCCGCGAGTGTGCAGCTCCGGGCGTCGTGGCGTTTTGTGTCTGTGGAGAAACTAACGCATGAACAGTTTAACGGCAAATAACCGTTGGTCGCAACAGCTGGTGGTCCGCGTGGCTGAACACCTGTTGTTACGGCATGAATGCAGATTACCAAATCACCTGGCTGTAAGTAACCACAGAGAACTTTACCTGACTGTGGGGGGCGAGTTGTGCAGGAACTTAACCGCTGGTTTCGTGACGGAAGAGGACTTTATGTTCATGTTATTCGTTGGGAGCCAGAAACACAGCGCGTTATCTATCTTCGCAAAGACTACCCGCATGAGTGCTTTAGTCCTTTGTGGAAATTCAGGCGTGATTTTGTTGAGTGTGAAGGACCACCAGCACATTGATTCTGCCATTCCGGGACGTTACACTGTTCAGGCACCTTATAAAGCGGGTGCCGGGCGTGGAAACCCGGAATTCACCAAAGCGCACAACCGCGCTCTTGCGGTTTTTTTGTGTCATGAGCAGCATTACGCCCAAATTATGGTGGGGCGTGCAGGGCCAACTTCGGTTGGGCCGGGTTCTTTGGTGACCGGTATTTCCACCCCTGTACGTCTCACCACCAATAAGGTCGTGGAAAGCCTTGGTGGTGAGTTATTTAAAATCACCAAAGAGGCTGCCATCATGGCTACGATCCCAACCCTCACTCAACCTGAAATTGCCATCGTTGATGGTCAGGCTGTTACTTCATCCCTGGCTGTTGCCAACTTCTTCTCCAAACGTCATGACGATGTACTGAAAAAGATCCGCACGCTTGAATGCTCCGCATCATTCACTGCCCGCAATTTTTCGGTGAGTGATTACACCGATTGCACAGGCCGCAAACTACCTTGCTATCAAATAACCCGCGACGGCTTTGCGTTTCTTGCTATGGGTTTCACGGGTAAACGTGCTGCCCAGTTCAAAGAGGCATACATCAATGCCTTTAACCAGATGGAGAAACAGCTTTCAAGGCCCGCTGTACCGAGCGACGTTGCACATAACGCCAGCGTTCTCTGTTCCTACATTTCATCAATTCATCAGGTCTGGCTGCAGCAGCTTTATCCTATGTTGGCAAAAGCCGAATCTCCGCTGGCTGTTAGCTTATATGACTATATTAATGATGCTTCGGCGCTGGCCTGCCTCATAAATTTGTCGCTGAACCCTTCAGAGGTAAGGGGGCGCAAATGATCCGGAATATTTTCAAACGTTTTACCAATCAGACTTTCCGTTGTCCTCGTCCGGGTCAGTGGTACACCACGCCTGCAGGGCATGTTCTACGTGTTAGCCTGGTTGACCGTGAATGTCAGAAGGTGGTTTGTGAACCGCTGGGCCGTAATTACCGCGTCAGTATGCCGCTTATAGCCTTTCGCTCCAGAAAAAACATGAAGCATCTCGGAGGTGCAGCATGAGTATGGAGCTGATGGTTAAAGCGATGAAAATTCGAGTGGGTAATCCATTGCGAAAACTGGTTCTGATCAAGCTGGCTGATAATGCCAGCGATCAGGGTGAGTGCTGGCCCAGCTACCAGCATATTGCTGACCAGTGCGAGATTAGCAAACGTTCTGTGATGAATCATATTGCGGCCCTTTGTGATTCCGGGCTGGTAAAAAAAGTCACCCGGAAAGGTGAAAAAGGTAACTCAAGTAATATCTATCTCCTTCATCTTGATGGTGCAGGAGATTCACTAGGGGGTAGTGCAAATAATTCACTATCTGGTGCAGCAAATTCACTAGGTAGTGCAGGAGTTGCACCAGGGGGTAGTGCAGGAGATTCACCCAGAACCAGTCACTCTTTTGAACCAGTCAAAGAACCAGTCAATGAACCAATAGCTGTTGGTGCATCAGTTGATGAGTCCGTGCGAGTTCGTTCAAACCGACCGGAATACTCTCCGGAGTTTGAGCAGGCATGGCTGGCATATCCCAAACGTGCTGGTGGCAATTCAAAATCTGCAGCCTTCAAAGCCTGGAAAGCCCGTTTGAATGAGGGGGTAAACCCCGAAACCATGCTGGAAGGTGTGAAACGCTACGCGGGCTGGGTATCTGCGATGGGTAACAGCGGCACACAATTTGTGAAACAGGCTGTCACGTTCTTTGGTCCGGATCGTCATTTCGAAGAATCCTGGGAAGTTCCTGCGGTATCTGCAGCCAGACGCGAGGACCCGTACTTCAAAGCCAGTTACGACAACGTGGACTACAGCCAGATCCCGGCAGGATTCAGGGGGTGATCATGAGTCTTTTGAATGAAGTTCAGAAATTCATTGAAGCCCATCCGGGGTGTACTTCCGGAGACATTGCGGATGCTTTTGCAGGTTACTCACGGCAGCGCGTTCTGCAGTCAGCAAGCAAGTTACGTCAGAGTGGGCGTGTGGCTCACCGTTGTGAAGGAGATACACGCAGACATTTCCCACGCCTGACTGAGAGAGCGCAGGAGCCGGAACCACAACCAGTTCGTGAAACCAGACCTGTGCGCAATTTCTATGTCGGCACTAACGATCCCCGGGTGATTTTGTGCCTGACCCGCCAGGCGGAAGAACTGGAGTCCAGGGGCTTATACCGTCGTGCTGCAACGGTGTGGATGGCGGCATTCCGTGAAAGCCACTCCCAGCCAGAACGAAACAATTTTCTGGCGCGTCGTGAGCAGTGTTTACGGAAAAGCAGCAAGCGCGCTGTATCGGGTGATGAGTGGTATCTGTCAGGGAATTACGTGGGGGCTTAATGAGTAATAAATATTGCCAGGCGCTGGTGGAACTGCGGAACAAACCAGCCCATGAACTGAAGGAAGTAGGTGATCAGTGGCGCACGCCGGACAACATTTTCTGGGGAATTAACACCCTGTTTGGCCCGTTTGTTCTGGATCTGTTCACTGACGGTGATAACGCCAAATGTGCTGCGTATTACACGGCGGAAGACAACGCGCTGGCGCATGACTGGTCAGAACGTCTTGCGGAGCTTAAAGGGGCTGCCTTTGGTAATCCCCCATACAGTCGCGCCAGTCAGCATGAGGGGCAATACATCACCGGCATGCGTTACATCATGAAACATGCCAGTGCCATGCGTGATAAGGGTGGGCGCTATGTTTTCCTGATCAAAGCTGCCACCAGCGAAGTGTGGTGGCCGGAAGATGCGGACCATATTGCTTTTATTCGCGGGCGTATTGGTTTTGAACTGCCTGCCTGGTTTATCCCGAAGGATGAGAAGCAGGTGCCGACAGGCGCTTTCTTCGCTGGTGCTATTGCTGTTTTCGATAAGACCTGGAAGGGACCGGCAATCAGCTACATCGGGCGCGATGAACTTGAGGCATGTGGTGAGGCGTTTCTGGCGCAGGTTCGCCAGCAGGCGGAAAAACTGGTCAGGGAGATGGCGGCATGACGACGTTAACTCAATGCCAGCAGCAGGTGCTGGATATGCTGATTTCTTATCAGAAAGAACGTGGCTTCCCGCCAACCAATCAGGAGGTGGCAACCATGCTGGGATACCGTTCAGTGAATGCAGCGGTGGAGCATCTTCGCGCACTGGAGAAAAAAGGCGTCATCACGATAAAGCGTGGCGTGGCCCGGGGGATAACGCTTCATACCGCGGTGAAGGACGACGACAGCGAGGCGGTCGGGATTATCCGCGCACTGCTTGCCGGGGAGGAAAACGCAAGGCTGCGTGCAACCCACTGGTTACATGAAAGGGACCTGAAAGTATGAAGCTGATCCTGCCTTTTCCGCCCAGCGTGAACACGTACTGGCGACACCCCAACAAAGGGGCGTTTGCTGGTAAGAGCCTGATAAGCTCGGCGGGGCGAAAATTCCAGAGCGCGGCGTGCGCAGCAATAGTTGAGCAGTTACGTCGTCTGCCGAAACCAACGTCGGCACCTGCTTCAGTGGAGATCGTGTTGTTTCCTCCGGATAACCGGATCCGCGATCTGGACAACTATAACAAGGCGCTGTTTGACGCCCTGACCCACGCGGGTGTGTGGGAAGACGACAGTCAGGTGAAAAGAATGCTGGTGGAGTGGGGACCGGTTATCCCGGAAGGGAAGGTCGAGATCACTATCAGTAAGTACGAGAAAACGGCGGGTGCAGCCGCCTGATTAAGAGGAGAAACGAAGTATGAATAATCTGATGGTTATTGATGGTATTGAAGTTCGTCGTGATGCTTATGGGCGTTACAGCCTGAACGATCTGCATCGCGCAGCAGTAGCATCTGGTGCAAATGCCAGAACCAAGGAGCCGGGAAAGTTTCTTTCCAGCCAACAAACTGTTGAGCTTGTTCATGAATTGACCAATACCCAGAATTTGGGTGTTGACCCGGTGAGTGTGATTCATGGGGGAAATGAACGGGGAACGTATGTCTGCAAGGAACTGGTGTATGCCTATGCAATGTGGATCAGCCCGTCATTCCATCTGAAGGTGATCCGTACTTTCGATATGGTAACCAGCGCACCGGAAAAATTATCCGGGCAGGCTGCTGACAAGATGCAGGCTGGAGTGATTCTGCTGGACTTTATGCGCAGGGAGTTAAACCTGTCTAACTCTTCAGTGCTTGGGGCCTGTCAGAAACTCCAGGAGGCTGTTGGCTTACCGAATCTGGCACCGCGCTATGCCATTGATGCTCCTGCTGACGCGCCTGATGGCTCAAGCCGCCCCACGCTGTCACTGAGTGCACTGCTGAAGCAGTATGGTATCCGCCTGACAGCTAATCAGGCATATCACCAGATGGTGAAGCTGGGGATCGTCGAGCAGCGCGAACGATACAGCCGTACCGCGATTAACAACATCAAAAAATTCTGGTCGCTGACGGCGAAAGGCTGCATGTTCGGCAAGAACATCACCAGTCCTGCAAATCCGCGCGAGACGCAGCCGCATTTCTTCGAATCCCGATTCCCTGAGCTGTTAAAGCTGCTCGATACCGTTCATTGAGGTGACCGTGAGAGCACTACTGACCCCTGAAATTGCCCCGCGTATGGGGATCGTATTGTTCAGGCCAGGTTCAGAGCTGATGCCCCTGTTTATGCAGGGGCGTGTCCTGCTGGAGCCTGAGCCGGAACGTTATTCATCTTTCGCCAGTGGTGCCGTTCCGGCGGCATCACAACCGCTGGCGGATGATCCTGCCGTTCGGGCCGTGTTCCGCAATGAGGCAGTGATCCGTCGTGCTGGTGGCGTGGAATGTCTTGAAAGCTGGTTACTTCGTGAAAAAGGCTGCCAGTGGCCTCATTCCGACTGGCACAGCGAGAACATGACCACAATGCGACACGCGCCGGGCGCAATCCGTCTGTGCTGGCACTGCGATAACCAGCTGCGCGATCAGTTCACGGAACGGCTGGAATCAATGGCAACGGATAACTGTGTCCGGTGGGTGTTATCTGTCGTGCGTCGGGATCTCGGTTTTGATGACAGTCACGTTGTGACAATGCCGGAACTGTGCTGGTGGCTGATTCGTAATGATCTGGCGGATGCCTTACCGGAAAGTGCAGCCCGTAAGGCACTGAGATTACCGAAGCCTGTTGTGCCGTCTGTTACCCGGGAAAGTGACCTTGTGCCTTCGGTTCCTGCCACCAGCATCATCCAGGATAAGGCGAAAAAGGTGCTGGCGCTGAAAGTGGATCCGGAGTCGCCGGAGTCTTTTATGTTACGCCCAAAACGTCGCCGCTGGGTTAATGAAAAGTACACGCGCTGGGTTAAGACACAGCCGTGTGCATGTTGTGGAAAGCCTGCTGATGATCCCCACCACCTGATAGGCCACGGTCAGGGGGGAATGGGTACAAAAGCGCATGACCTCTTCGTGCTGCCTTTGTGCAGAAAGCATCACGACGAGCTGCATGCGGGTACCGTGGCATTTGAAGAGATGTATGGCTCCCAGTTGGAGCTGATATTTCGTTTTATCGATCGTGCGCTGGCAATAGGCGTACTGGCGTAAGTGGAGAACGAGCATGAACCTTGAAGCCTTACCAAAATATTACTCCCCAAAATCTCCAAAATTGAGTGATGACGCACCGGCGACAGGCTCGGGTGGTTTAACAATTACAGATGTGATGGCTGCGCAGGGGATGGTGCAGTCGAAAGCAGCTGACCTGCTCCCCGTTGATTAGTACA